GCTGCTGAAGGCTGAGGCATCACCTTACATGATGTCTGACCGCCCTGTAGTGGCTTTCCCGTGGGATGTAGTACCTAGCCGCTTCTGGGGCATGGGCGTGTGTGAGAAGGGCTTTAACAGCCAAAAGGCGCTCGATGCTGAGCTGCGCGCTCGTATTGACGCTCTAGCCCTCACTGTACACCCAATGCTCGCTATGGACGCGACACGTATGCCTCGTGGCACTAAGCCTGAGGTGAAGGCAGGCAAGCTACTGTTGACCAACGGCAACCCTGCAGAGGTCATACAGCCCTTCAACTTTGGACAGGTTAGTCAGATAACGTTTGCACAGGCTGACTCCCTACAGCGCATGGTACAGGCCGCTACGGGAAGTGTTGACACAGCACAGCAGGCTATGAACGGCGGTGGTACAACGTCTGCAGGTAGCTCTATGAGCTTAGGCGGCATCATCAAGCGTCAGAAGCGCACGCTAGTGAACTTCCAAGAGTCGTTCCTGATGCCTTTCATTGAGAAGGCTGCGTGGCGTTATATGCAGTTTGAGCCTGAGTTGTTCCCTGTTAACGACTATAAGTTTGTTGCTACAAGCACACTGGGCATTGTTGCTCGTGAGTACGAAGTGGCTCAGCTAGTACAGCTGCTACAGACTATGCCGCAAGACAGCCCTGTATACCCTGTTATCATGCAGGCAGTCATTGACAACATGAACATCACTAACCGTGAAGACTTGATTGAGACAATGATACAGGCTCAGCAGCCTAACCCTGAACAGCAGCAGATGCAGCAGGCGTTGGCAGAGGAAGACAGAGCCTTTAAGAACAGCCAGACAGCGGCTCTGAACGCTCAGGCAGCGGAGTCTAACGCTAGGGCGCAGAAGATCGCTCTAGAGGCTAGAGGCGTCCCTGTAGAGCTTGAGACGGCTCGTATTAAGGCTGTAGCGTCATCCCAGACAGCTTCTGAGAGCGATAAAGACTTTGAGAAGCGTATGAAACTAGCCAACCTTGCTCTTGATGAGAAGAAACTAGGACTAGAAGTAGCAAAGGAGAACTTTAGAAATGGTCAGCAATAAAGAGTTGGAAAGCGTGGTAGAGCAGATCAATGTTGCCTACGCACGCCTAGAGAAGCGTCTTGCAGCACTGGAGACAGCCCTAGAGGCTGCTGCAACGCCTAAGACAAAAACCTCAAAAAAGGCTTGACATTTCTTCTGTTTTGTGTTATAGTCCGGCGCTATAGCACATATGCCATAAGAAGTCAAGCATTATTGTCCTAAGGAGGATAAACAATATGAATGAGGCAGATATACAACACTATGAGCAGATTCAAGAGATGCTGCTTACAGAAGGTTGGAAGAACGTAGAGAAAGAACTAACTACGTTGTCAGATGCAATAGAGGGCATTGAGTCTGTAAAGGACGCCAATGAACTCTATTACAAGAAGGGACAGCTGAACATAGCTAGGCTAATCCTCAATCTGCCTCACACGGTAGATGCAGCCTTGGAAGTCCTGAAAGAGGAGTCGCAAGATGCCTAGGCGGATATATGAGTTTGTCTGCCCAGACCAACACGTCACGGAGCGCTTTATTGACGAAGAGGTACGGGAAACAGATTGCTCTACTTGCGACAAAACAGCGTCTAGGATGATTAGTGCTGTTCAGTGTACTTTAGATCCGCTATCGGGTGATTGGCCCGGAGCGACTATGAAGTGGGCTAAGAACAGACAAGATCAGATTAAACGCGAACGCAGTAAGGAGAACTCGTAAGAGCCTTACATGACCATCAATCTCCATAATGATTTAATCACGGAGTTTAATAATGGCTACACTGATAGACATTGAAGAAACTGGACGACAGGAAGACGAAGACAACACAGTAGAAGAGTTGGACACAGTAGACTCGCAAGAGCAACCTACTGAAGAAGACATCCCAGACAAGTACAGAGGCAAAAGCGCTTCTGACCTTGTCCGAATGCACCAAGAGGCTGAGCGTATGCTTGGTCGACAGAGCGGGGAAGTGGGAGAGCTGCGGAAGGTTGTTGACGAATTCGTAATGTCGCAATCCACCAAGAAAGAAGAAACTGTAGACGAGGAGGTTGATTACTTCTCTGACCCTGAAAAGGCAATACAGCAAGCAATAGAGAAACACCCTGCTGTCCAAGAGGCTCAAAAGGCGTCGATGGACATGAAGAAGTCGTCTGCTCAGGCAATGCTCAAAGAAAAGCATCCTGACATGGCTGACATACTCACTGACGAGAAGTTTGTTAGTTGGGTGCAGGAGAGTCAATTTAGGACTAATCTATTGCAACAAGCTGATAGGAACTTTGACTACGCTGCAGCTGATGAGATATTCAGCCTGTGGAAAGACCGTCAGAGCCTTATTGGTCAAACTGTAAACGCTGAGAAGTCTAGTAGAAACGCAGCTGTTAAGTCTGCTTCTACAGGCGGTGCTTCTGGCACTTCAGAGTCAAGTAGTAAGAAAATCTTCCGACGTGCAGACATTATTAAGCTAATGAAGAACGACCCTGACCGTTACTCAGCTATGTCTAATGAGATTATGCTTGCGTATCAAGAGGGGCGTGTCAAATGATTATTTAACTAAGGAAGAAATAAGATGGCTCTAACTAAATCAGTATACCCCGCACAAGGCGGTGCAGTAACTAACACAACTGCGGCAACGTTCATCCCAGAAATTTGGAGTGACGAAGTCCGCGCTCAGTACGAGAAAAGCCTTGTACTTGCCAACCTAGTCAAGAAGATGGGCATGACTGGCAAGAAAGGCGATACTATCAACATTCCTGCACCTGTACGTGGCACTGCTACGGCTAAGGCGTCAGGCACTGCTGTTAGCATCCAGAGCGACACTGAGGGTAACGTACCTGTACTCATCGACAAGCACTTTGAGTATTCACGTCTGATCGAAGACATCACTGAAGTACAGGCGCTAACTAGCCTTCGTCAGTTCTACACTGCCGATGCAGGTTATGCACTTGCTCGTCAGGTTGACTCTGATCTGCACGCGCTTGGTAAGGAAGTTGGTAACGAAGCTAGCTCTTACGTTAACGACAACTCTTACTACATCGACGCATCAACTGGCTTGACTGCCTATGCTGCGGACACAGTGACAGCTTCTGACGTATTCACTGACGCGGGTTTCCGTGCTTTGATTCAGAAGATGGACGACGCTGACGTACCTTTCGACAATCGTGCGTTTGTTATTCCTCCTTCACTGCGTAACGCTATCATGGGCATTGACCGCTATGTATCTTCTGACTTCGTAAGTGGTCAGCCTGTACAGAACGGTCTGATTGGTAACCTGTACGGTATTGACGTATACGTCTCTACTAACTGCGCTACTTCAGAAGCTGCGGGTGACAACACAGCAAACAGCAACGACCTTAAAGCTGCACTGCTTATGCACAAAGACACGTTCGTGTTGGCAGAGCAAATGGGTGTTCGTTCGCAGACACAGTACAAGCAAGAGTTCCTTGCTAACCTGTACACTGCAGATCAGCTCTACGGCGTAAAGACTTTGCGTCCTGAGTCAGGCTTCGTACTTAACGTTAATGCCTAAATAGGAGTGGGGAGGCAGTGCTGCTAGTCGGTGCTGTCTCTCCTTTTCTTTATGAGTAAAAAAGACCCAAAATTATCTAAAGTAGGCGTTAGTGGGTATAACAAGCCCAAACGTACACCTAACCATCCTACAAAGAGTCACGTAGTTGTTGCTAAAGAAGGCGACAAAGTCAAAACTATTAGGTTTGGTCAACAAGGCGTATCAGGTGCAGGCAAAAGCCCTAAGACACCTGCAGAGAAAGCACGCCGCAAGTCATTCAAAGCAAGACACGCTAAAAACATATCAAAAGGTAAAATGTCAGCTGCTTACTGGGCTAATAAAGTAAAGTGGTAACTAACAGGAATTTAACATGACAGTCATAGTAACCAAGAACAGCTCTACAGCCTCCGCAGTCCCAACTACGAGTGACTTGGTACAAGGCGAACTCGCTGTCAACGTCACAGACAAACGCATCTTCACAGAGAATGCGTCTACACAGATTGTAGAGTTGGGTACTAACCCATCAACTATCACTACAGCCACAGCTACCGTTACCGGCACTCTAACCGCTAACGGTACTTTTGCATCTAGCAATGCAGTTCTGACAGGCGGCTCAATTAACGGTGTCGTCATTGGCGGCTCTACACCCTTAGCCATTACAGGCACAACAGTCACAGCTAACACAGGCTTTGTTGGTGGGCTGACGGGTAACGTCACAGGTAACGTAACAGGAAACGTCACAGGCAACGTCACAGGCGACCTGACAGGCGATGTTACAGGTAATCTCACAGCTTCCACGGGTACGACTACAGTCAACAACCTTGTGGTTAATGGCACTGTAGACTTTACAGACACCAAGCTGACTAACATCTCTACGCCTACCGCAGACTCTGACGCGGCTAATAAGGCTTATGTAGATACCTCAGTTTCCAATGTTATTGCTGCTGCTCCTGCCGCGCTAGACACTCTGAATGAGTTAGCTGCTGCGCTAGGTGATGATGCTAACTTCTCTACCACCATGACTAACTCCCTCGCGGGTAAGTTAAACCTGTCAGGTGGTACGATGACGGGCGCAATAGCAATGGGTACGGCTAAGATTACAGGTCTTGGCGATCCTACTTCTGCACAGGACGCAGCAACTAAGACCTATGTAGACACCCAAGACGCGACTAAGCTAAGCACCACGGGCGGTACAATGTCCGGTGCTATCGCGATGGGGACTAACAAGATTACCGGAGCAGGCGATCCTACAGCGGCTCAGGATGTAGCGACTAAAGCCTACACAGACTCTATCTTAGGTTCAGCCACAAGTGCAGCTGACAGCGCTACTGCTGCGGCTAATAGTGCTAGTGCAGCGGCTACCTCTGCTAGTAATGCTTCTACCTCAGAGACTAATGCGTCTACATCAGAAAGCAACGCTGCAAGCTCAGCGGCTTCAGCCGCAACAAGCTACGATAACTTTGATGACCGCTATCTTGGGCAGAAATCTTCTGATCCTACGCTAGACAATGATGGTGATGCGCTTTTAACAGGAGCTTTGTATTTCAACACAACCTCTGA